CCCTGCGGTACAAACCTTGAAGGAAGTCAATCCCGAGATGAATGGGAACGATCTGATGCGAGCGACCGAATCGGATCTCGACATCTTCGGGGTCGCTTATTGGCTGAAGGCCCGAGGGCGGGCCACTCAGAGGATCAAGGCCCTGATGCGGCTCAATCCCTCGACCATCAAGCTGGAAGCAGACAGTGAGGGTATCAAGGGATTCACTCAGAGGCTCCCTGGCAGGGCCTCGGCAGAGCGGACATTCCCGCGAGAAGATGTGATGTACTTTCGGGAATACGATCCCTTCAATGATCTGGGGGGACTCTCAAAACTCTCGGTGGCGATGGCGGCTGTGAACGCCGGCGTGAACGCCGCGGAATACACAGCGGCCTTCTTCAAGAACTATGCGATCCCCCCGATTGTGTTCTCGTCCGATCAGTCCATTGACGAATCCACCTTGGATAAGATTGTGGCTGCATGGAAGCGCGCCTTCGGCAAGAAAGAGAATCAGCATCGAGCCGGTTTCACTACCCACGGCATGAAGCCGAACATCATCGGGTATCCCACCAAGGATCTGGCACTGGCCGAGATCCTGGCAGAGGTGCGCCGGGATGTATGCGCGGTGTTTCGGGTTCCGCCGGCGATTGCGGGGGCCTGGGAGGCCGCGAATTTTGCCGCCTCTCGAGAGCAGATGAAGGCTCTGATCATCAATGCGATTAAGCCTCGGGGCGAATATCTCAGCGGGGTGATTGAAGCGGAATACTTGGATGAATTCCAGCCCGGACTGCGGTTCAAATGGCGCTGGGATAAGCTGGAAGTCATGGCTGAGGACCAGCAGATTGAGGCCGAGAGACATGCTACTTTGGTCAGGGAGGGAATCGAGGATCCAGGGGCGGCGGCGGAAGAGTTAGAGGTTAAGCCCGCCAAGGAAAAGCCTCAACGAGAATTTCCGGTATTCGCCCAGCAGCCCCGATCCGGACCTCGGCAGAATGGCCGTGAGGATATGATGGGGGAGGAGATGCGGCAATGGGAACGCTTTGCCATCAATCGGATGAAGCGCGGCCAAGCACTTCGGGCTTTCACTACTGAATATATTCCTGCTACACTCAAGAAATCCATTGAAGGCCAGCTCGAAGCGGCCAAGACCGCGGCCGATGTAACCGAGATCATGCGAGCCGCTGAGGCCTGGAGAGGATACCCATGAAGAAATTGATCGCCGCACTCCTCGTTCTGATTGCGATTGCTCTCATCGGATTCCCGGCTCAGGCCGATCAGCCGATGCCGGAGTTCGCGCCGGGCCATATCTTGGTCCGCTTCAAACCGGGCCTACCGATTCAGGCCCGAGACGCCCACCTCAAACAGTTCGGGGCCTGGTATCAGTCGGAGATCCCCCAGATCGATGTCACGGTCGCGGGGGTCCTTGACGGCGAAGAGCTGACCGTCATCGATCAATTGGAAGGGACCGATCCCGTAGTCTATGCCGAGGTCGATGGATTGGTCTTCGCGGTGGAAACGATTCCGAATGATCCGCGCTGGCCCGAGCAGTACGGCCCGGTTCGGATCAAAGGACCTCAGGCTTGGGATCTCTCGACCGGTTCGGATGCCGTCATTATTTCCGTGATCGACACCGGGGTCGCCTGTAACCATGAGGATCTGGCTGGTAAGTGCGTGGCCGGGTTCGACTTCGTGAACAACGACCCCGATCCGGCCGACGATCACGGACACGGGACGCATGTGGCGGGCATCGCGGCGGCGAATACGAACAACGGTCTCGGCGTGGCTGGGATGTGTTGGCTCTGCAAAGTCCAGCCGGTCAAGGTACTCAATTCTGGCGGGAGCGGGACCTGGGAGGGCGTGGCGGCAGGCAATGTCTGGGCTGCCGACAACGGAGCGGATGTTATCAATATGAGCCTGGGCGGGTCGGGCTTCAGCCAGGTCATGAAAGATGCGGTGGACTACGCGTACGATAGGGGCGTACTGATCTTTGCGGCGGCCGGGAACTCAGGTGGCGAAGGGGTGCTCTATCCGGCTCGCTATGACAGCGTGATTGCGGTGGCGGCGACAGATGCGGCGGACAACCGCGCCTCGTTCAGCACGACCGGGCCAGAGGTCGAGCTGGCGGCCCCTGGGGTCTCCAATCTGAGCAGCGTGCCGACTGGCTCCTGCAGCTTGTGTGATCCTTCGGGTTATCGGTTCCTGTCCGGAACTTCGATGGCGACTCCGCATGCCGCGGGTACCGGAGGCTTGCTCTTGAGCTTCCGACCTGCGCTAACAAATGTCGAGGCCCGCCAGGTCTTACAGCTCACCGCGACTGACAAAGGCGAGGCCGGGCGTGACAAATTCTATGGGTTCGGCTTGGTCGATGCCTATGCCGCGCTGACGTTCGGAGGAGAATTCCCAACACCTACCCCGACGCTGGAGCCGACCGAAACACCGATCCCTACGGAGACTCCAATCCCGACGTTGACCCCGACTCGCCAACCGGGTACCGCGGTCTGCGGCAAGATCACCGGCGGCGCGACATGGACGGCTTCGGGATCACCGTTCTATCTGACCTGCAATGTGGACATCAAGGGCGGTTTAACAGCGATCAAGGTGGAAATCCAGCTCCGCGGCTATTCGCTGACCGCGACCGGGACGTATTTCCAGGGCGTTCGGATGATTCCGTAGAATGGCTCACCCTGCCTTGGAGGCCCGTGATCGTGCTCAACTGGTGTGGCCTGGGGCCATAATCGCTGAACGTCGCCGCAATTCCATCGAGCATCAGCATCCAACTGAACTCAACAAGTTCATGCTGGATCTGAGTATTGGCCCAATGCACTTTGGGGTTGCTGAAGATCAAGAGATCAATTCGGCTTGGCAGCCAGGAATCGCGCCTTGGGACTTCCAGATGGTGCAGGCGGGCTACAACGCCGTCGCGCTCTCTAACTTCTCCTCCGGGCAGATCGTCAAGTACGTCCACCCCGGGAGCGGAGAGAGCATCGCCTTCCAACCCCAGCAGCTCCAGTACACCAATGATCTAAATCAGATCCAGGCGATAGCCAATCCGCAGTCGGTGAACGCGGTCATCCAGGTTGAGGATGTCCTGTTCTGGCAGGGCGCCTACGGGCCGGGGATGGACATCCGCTGGCAGGCGCAAACCGCCAGGCTGGATAAGCGTTTGATCGTGGATCAGGCCTCGCGGTTTCCCGCACCGGAGCAGTTCATCGTCGACGGAGGCAATCCGGTGCTGCGGCTGCAGTTCATCTTTGCAGTGTCGAATGGAATAGACATCTTCGTGAATGGGGTGTTGTGGACACGCCAGCCGAACAGCATAAGGGATACGCAGACCTATGTGGAATTCAGGTTGCAGGGGACGGGTGAGGTCCTGTGGAGCTTCAACTTGCCGCGGTCCTTCGGCGCGCCGGTCGAGGATCAGGACCCGGATGAGTTGATCGGGACCTTCAGGTTGCGGAGGACCGGCCCCAATCTGTTCGTTGAGCACCGAATCCCCATTGCATGGCTTCAGGCTGCTGACTATCCTATTGAGATCGACACGACGATTGACGAGCAGGTGGGAGCGAGCAGCGACGATGCTATTCAGTTTACAGATGATACGGTGATTATAGACGGAACCAACATGCTTACCGACGACACAGTCGAGCATATCGGTCTGCGCTGGACGACGGTAGGAATTCCTAGCGATGCCACAATCGACTCAGCATGGATGAGCGTGTTTATTAGTTTCTCGGGCTTTGATGAGCCACAGCATCGTTTACGGGGTGAACTGGCCGCCAATCCGGCAACCTTCACAACCGATAGCAATAGCATCGATTCTCGTTCGCGGACTACTGCTACTGTGAATTGGGATTCAACTAATTTGGGAGCTGCAACAGGTGATGAATTCCAATGGGGGGCACCCAATGGTAGCCCAACATCAGGGGCTGACATCGGGGCCATCATTCAGGAGATTGTAGACCAGGGGGGATGGATACAAGACAATGCCCTGGTGCTGATCTATGAGCAACATACACTTGACGGCGCTCGGGATCTGAGCATCTACACATATGATTGGTCAACATCCTTGGCCGCCAAGCTCCACATCGAATACACTGCAGCCGCTGCCGGAAATCCTTGGTACGCTTATGCCCAACAATAGGACGAGTCATGCCTGATTTGTGGATGGATGTTGATGCCGCGCTTTCTGAAGTTCCAGTCAACATCATGCCGTTATTGGATGACACGGATTTCAAGACTCGGGAGACAGGAATCACTTTTGATCAGGCAGGCATGGATCTGGTCTGGAACTTCGTAACTACCGGCGGAGCGTTCACCCAAACTGCCGTGACTCCGACCTCTGCAGGAAACTATGATTGGACAAACCAAGGCGATGGGATGTATACGATTGAGATCCCGGCCTCTGGTGGTGCCTCAATCAATAACGATACGGAGGGTTTCGGATGGTTTACCGGTTTTGCGACCGGCATTCTTCCTTGGAGAGGTCCCGTAATCGGATTCCGGGCCGCGGCGCTGAACAATTCGCTGATTGATGGAGCAACGATTGATGTGAATGTCACCGCGATGGCCGCCAGTGTGGTTACGGCGGCAGCCATTGCCACAGATGCTATAGACAGTGATGCGCTCGCTGCATCAGCACTCTCGGAGATCAAGACTCAAATCACGGACGCGCTCAATGTTGATACTTACGCTGAGCCAGGCCAGGAGGCCCCGCCCGCGACTACAACCTTGGTTAAGAAGATCGGCTACCTCTATAAGGCGTTCAGGAACCGGATCACCCAGACTTCCACGACGCTCAGTTTGTTCGCGGATAATGCGTCTACGGTTGACCAAAAGGCGACAGTTTCAGATGATGCGACGACCTATGATCGAGGCGAACTCGCGTCAGGACCGTAAATGCCTGATCTTGACAATCGCTCCAAACGAGCCTCATCCGTGCAGATCATGATGACGGCGATCATGGCGCCTCCGCTTCCCGATGGAACGATCTCACAGGCAGATCGCCAGCACATCGCCTGGACCTATTCGGGGATCCTCGCGGCACAGTTGGCGGCCGGCCAGCCTTTCATGAAGCGGACCCAAGGCATCCCTACCGGGCCAGGGAGCCGGGACCGCCCAGGGAGATGGAACTGATGATGGTGACGACTAAAGAACTCAAGATCGGCCAGGTATACCTGATCCATCACAAGCGAAAAGGAACCTTTGTTGCCCAGCTAATCGGCATTCAACAGGCATCCGCAGACGATGAGGCAGATGACATTTTCCTCAAGGTCAAGTACGATGTTCGGCAGGGGACCGCGCAGGCCAATCTGGCGATCAGTCCGAAAGATCGAGTGCGGGTAAGTGGTTTACGGCCCTCCCTCATAACGAGTATGGAACCAACCGAGGAGCAAAACTGGTTAAGGGAGGTCAAAGTGCCTGAAGAAATACAATCCAAGCCTAATAAGAATCTCAGGAGTAAGCTGCGAGATCTATTCGGAAAGGAAGATGAGTAAATGGCAGATTGGCCTGTAAAAAAGAACGCGGCGTTCACAGTCACTTTCCCGATTTATGACAATGACGGGGATTTGGTGAGTTCTGCCGCAGCTCTGGATTCAGAAGTAGACAAGGATGCCGGTGGCTTTATCGATGCCACGAACGAGGCGACGGAGGTCGGGGCAAGCGGCATCTACAAGCTGCTCCTGACTTCCACAGAAGCGAACGCCGACATCGTAACCACGATCACCAAGACCACGACCACCGATGCCAAGACTGCGGTCAATGTGATGTACACCGCAACCCGGCAGCTGCTGGATCTGGCCTTCCCGACCACTACGGGTCGATCAATCGATGTGACGGCTGCCGGGGAAGTAGGACTGGATCTCGACAATACGTCGGGAGCTTTGGGTACGTCGAACTATGATGCCTTCTTCTTGACTGCCGGTCTGTTAGCCACAGACGCGGTCACGGCAGCCAAGATTGCCGCGGATGCGATCGGAGCCTCAGAGATCGCGAATGGTGCCATTGATGCTGCGACATTCGCAGCAGGCGCGATCGATGCGGCGGCTATCGCGAACTCGGCTATCGATGCGGCCACCTTCGCGGCTGGAGCGATTGACGCGTCGGCGATCGCCTCTTTTGCTATCACGGCCGCGGAGATCGGAACG